CTAACACTGTCGGACAAAATGAAGCTAATAGGCTTAACGCAGCAGCCTTATTAGGTATGACATCACAAGCTCAAAATAATCTATGGCAGAAATATAGAGATGAAGCTTCATATGTATTTCAATCAACATCAAATGAGTTACAACGCACTCATCAATTAGCAACTATCGCTATAGCAAATCAATTTGCTGCAGATATGTTTGATGCGAAACTTGATGCTGATTCTGCACAAAGAACAAGTCAATTTATGGGAAGTGTTCTTCAAGGCGTATTTAAAAGAGCATCAGATTCTCTTGGAACATTTATATTTGGTGAAGAAGAAGAGGAGACACTAGTATGAGTTTATCATTTTTTGACAATCCTATAACAAGTTCAATTACAACAATACTAGGAGGAGCAATAAAAGATAGGTTTGGAAACAAGCAAGATGACAGAATGAACGCTTCTGCCATTGCTTCAGCAGCACAAAGAACAAGTCGATATCAAGAGCAAGCAAGTCTTGATGTTAAAAAAATAGTTACAAGCCAATCATTTGCACAACCAAGAATTACTCGGCCTGAACAAAAACGGCCTATTACGTTAGACAGATATCACAAAAGAATGCAGCAGATAAGTTATGATCATCCTTATTTTGTAGATTGGATGCGACAAGCTAAAGCTACGTCTAGTCCTAGAAAGAAAATTTCAGATTCAGATGTTTTTACTTCAAGTCAATTTGCTGCATTAGCAGATACTACTCAAAAGAAATTAGCGTTTAAATAGAGGTTAAAATGCAAGAACCACAAGAAGAATTTGATCCTTTTGCAAGAGCAATTCCAGGTCAGTCTTTAACGAATACTCCTAAATCAAATCCTTATGAACGTCCTCCTATGACTGCTAATCCAGAAGAAGTGTTAGATGTTTTAGAAGAGTCTTTGTTAAATTTATCAACAAGAGAAGAAATAGGAGACTTACTTGAAGTGGGTATTTCTTGTGAGTCTATCTCTGAATGTCTCGTACAAAAATGTTTTACAGAAGGGATGTGTTCTGCTGATGTTTCTGAATTAGTTAAACCTGGAGTATTTATGATGGTTGCTCAAATAGGTAATGATGAGGGAATTGAGGATATAATTCTTTTTAATGGAAGAGAAAAAGATACAAAACTATCTTCAGAGGAAAAATTAGAACTTATGGAAAAACTATCACCTGAAAAGTTTTCAAGATTAGAACAAAACCAAAAACAAGAAGAAATAGATATAGAACGTTTTATGGTTGATGAGGATGATGAAGACGAAGATGAGTTTGAAATAGACGAAAACTTTGAAGAAGAAAATACAGCAGGAAGTTTTCTAGACATGGATGAACCAGTAGAACCAGTAATAGAAGAAGAAGAAGAAGAAGAAGAAATGGAGGTTGCATAATGGCTACGTTTAAATCAAGAGGACCAATGGATTGGAGTACAGTAGCTCTTACAGCAAGTAATTCTAATTTGCCAAAAAGAGGTCAAACTGGTCTTACAGATAAAAGCTGGTTGTTCAGAGAAAACATTAAAAATAAAAATTTAATAGCTTTAGAACAAATGAGGCTTAGCTTTCAAGAAGGTAAAGAAGCAAGAGCAACAGTTTTAAGAAATAGATTAAAAAGAGAAGATGAAATAGACGCTAATAATAGAGCATACGCAAATCAAGTTCAAACGAGATTACAAGGCGAACTTAATGATTACAAAAAGTTTTATCAAACAGGTGACGGTTTTAGAATATCTCCTAGCGATTTTTATGCTTTAAGAGATAAAGCTACTGTTAGATGGAGAAATAAAACGTTTCCTTCTACCTATACTAAAAAAGGACGTAGTGATCCTTTGGCTAGAGGAGGGCATGTTCCATCAGGTGCATGGAGTTGGAAATCTTCAGGAGAAGACTTTTATGCTATAAAAGGAGAAGTAGAAAGTAAGATTCAGATGGATAAACAAGCGTTCATGATGGTAACTAAAGCGCAGATATTAACAGGAAAAAGAAAAATTAATTTAGCTGATCATCCAGATCTTGTTGCAGCAGGTATACAATTTGAAAGAACGAAAGACGGTACTCAAGTTAAGATTCCTGAAGCTCTTGAGCAAAGTGCAAATATGTATCAACAAGTTATAAACAAAGTTGGACGTTCTCCAAAAAATATAAGAAGCTGGTATTCAGAAATTGTAAGAGCAAACATTAAGAATATAGAAAAAGGCCAACAACGAAATAATACTCCAACTAAACTTAATGAGCAGGTTGCTTCTAAACTAATAAAAAAAGAGTTAAAAAAAGGTTTTGTTTCAAGGGCTGACTTTAGAGTTTTACCTACAATAAAAGATTCAAAAGGTGCGGTAGCAAACTTTAATCAAGCTCAATTAGCTATGCAAGAAAATATATTTCGAACAGCAAGATCTATTTCTCAAGAACCGAAAAATAAACAGTATGGAACATTAGGCAGACCACAATTAGCAGCTTTACTTGCAGCAGCGTATGCTGAATCATCTTTTGATCCTACTGCAGAAGGAGATAGTAAATTTTCTAAAGGATTATTTCAAATAAATACTGATCCTACAGTTGGGCATAAATTAAGTCCTGAAGAAATAGCTAATTTATTTGATCCTGAAACAAATATAAGACTTATTCTTGAAAGGATTAATGAGGGCGGTGCTTTAAGAAACAAAAAATTTATGAGTGCCAAGACTGTTAAAGAAGCATCTAATGCGTTAGTGAAATATACAATAAGACCTAAAGACCCAAAAGGAGAAAAACAAAAACGATACGCATCTTATGCACAACAATTCTTTAAAAATTTTGGTATTGCAAAAGCTCCAGTTGAAGACAACAAAACTGACGATCAAGTTATAGCTAAACACGCAATAAAATTTATGCAGGATACTAATAAAATAGAAGACGTAGAAAATTTTTTAAAAGGAAATATTGTTTCTGAGTTTAAAGATTTAATAGGAGATAGTGAAGATAAAGCAAACGACAGTAATATGAATATGGCAAAGAGAGTTGTTGAGGCTGCTCAAATTTCTCCTCAGTATACCACTATTTTAAATTCTAAAAGATCTATATGGGAAAAAGCAAAAGGAGTACTGGAAAAAAGACGTGCAAGAATCCAAAGAGATAAAAACACACTTGCGGCAGCCGAGGCAAAGAAACACCGACTAGAGATGGAAGCTAAAGGGTATGTTTACATAGACATAGAAAGTATGCCTGAGCTAAAACCTATTAATCTTAATATGACTCAAGTTAATAAAGATATTAAAGTTGGTGAAAGCAGAACTACAGATGGTGGAAAGATACAAGATATTAAACTTACTGGACCCCAACAAGGTATAATGAAAGTAAGAGCTTGGGAAGGGTATCTTAGAAGAGCAGAAGACCAATATAAAGGAGCAGCAGCTAAGATTATGCAGCACCCTAAGTACAGCGCTTTGATACGACAAGCTATTAGATCTGCTGTTGGACCAAATGTTGCTTTTTATCGAAGAACCACAGCTAATCCTAGACCTGAAAGACATCCTATTTTATTTAAAGGAGGGTTTGGTTCTGAATTAGTCGAAGCTTACAATGCAAGAAAAAAACTTCTTGATAACAATCAAGAGATAGTATTTGAAAAAAAACAAGTAAAAGAAAAAAACTCTTTAGGAGATACAGTATACGTTGATACATATACTCCTAAAGGTAGTGTTACAAAGAATGAAGATAACGATCATCTTATATCAACACAGCCAACGCATCCTAATGAAGATAACATACAAGAAGCAGAAGGAAACTCTTTATTTTTTAATTCTTCTGTTGTACAAAAACTTTCAACAAATTCTAAAATATTATTAGGTAATAAAACAAAAGAGCTTATTAGAAACGGAACAGGAGTTGACCCGAATATAGAACTTGCAGCTATAAAGAAAAAAGTACAAGAACTTGTCAATAAAGTAGTTTCTGCAGGTGATGATCCTAAAAGACCTTTAGTAGTACGGCAGTTCTTTTTAGATCTACTAAAAGACCCTGAATTTAAAGATAAAGCAATTCTTTTTGGATCAGACCTTATAGATGCCATTGCTTATAATACATACAATGATCTTGTAGAAGGCAGTAAAGATGATGTACATCAAGTTCCTGACGCTACAGGCGTAGCACCAATACTAGGAAAACGTATAAAAGAAGAAGCTAAACTGTTACCTCAAGATGTCTACGCTAAATTACCTATTATGAAAGAGGCTCTAAGAAGCGAATCATTTTTAAATGGAGCAGAAGGACTAGCAATACGTATGCTTCAAGATTTTGGAACTGGAGGAGCAAAGTTAATAGATCAAGGGGTGCTTGATAAATCACTTATGTCTCATACAGTTCTTTCAATTTATAATAATTTCGCTCAAAAGCTAAGAAGAACTACTGAAGGAAAAGTATTAGCAACGCAAATTCTTGATGCAGCTAGAAGTATTGCTAGTAGTAACAGTTCTTCACAAGAACAAAAAGAAGACGCTAATACAGTAATTAGAGCTTTGCGATCAATGGGTTCAGAAAGATTGTCTGACATTGGAGCAGGTGTCGATTCTTTTTTCTCTAAGCTAGGTTCTTTGCAGACTACTGCTAAATCACTTGCAAATATGGGAGATACTTTTTCAAAAGTTTTAAACGAATTTTTAGGTTCAGAAAGAGAAGAATTAGATGAACTTGAAAGAGAAAAGTGGGATTTTATTCCAAACGAAAATGATAATCAACGTGACGCTAAAACACAAGAGACTCTTGGCAATGTTCCTGATAGAACAATTTATGCTAATCAAGACATGCAATCTTTTGAAGGATATTTAAAGGGACGAAGTAAAAATAGTCTTAAAGAAGAACTAAGAGGATTTAGAACTCAAGCTGAAGAGAAGATGCAAGCTGTTCTTAAAAGTAAAACTGCAACAAAAAGGCAAAAAGAATTAGCAGTTTTAACAGCTAAAAGAACTTTTAATGCCATTGCTTTAACATATCAATTTGCTGGTATGCTGCAAGGAGGTTCTGGAGGAAGAGCAATTTCTAACGAAGACTTTGAAAACCTATACAAAGCTTTATGGGCTGGTGGAGGATTTCTTCAAGCTAGTAACATTGAACACGCTCTTGGAGTTATTTCAGATGTTAGACAAAGATTTAAAATTCTTAAATCTGTATCTCATAGAGGAGAAAAAATAGCTAACGCAGTTATGGATAGAGTCCGTCAAATACAAACTGGTAGAAGATTGTTTCTAGACTTGCAAAGTATGGAAAGACAGGCAAAAGTCTATGGAACTGATATCTCTGCATTACGAGAAAAACCTATATCACCATACGAAAATTATCCTGAAGCGAAAATAAAACGTTCTGCGTCAAATAAATCTACGTATACACATACTATGCTAGAAACTTTCTTTCCACATGTTGCAGAAGCTGTAATGCAAACAGGAAGCAATTCTTGGATTAATAGAAAACCAAACCGTATTATAGCGCTTATGGAAAAACAAGCACCAAATGAATATTTGAATAGAACATCTTTTGTTTTAACTGGTGGTGGAGCCGATTCAGAGGAATATGTTGGCGATAATCCTACACAAAGATTTACAGCTTATGTAGAGATGTTAAAAAATAGTCCTGATCCTAGAGATCAAAAATATTCAGGTCTTTTTGGACTAAAAATTACAGAAAATGGACTTGGGACTTCATCAGATGTTATGGACAAAAATCTTCACGAATTTTTGTTTACTAAATTTAATTATGGTCTACGAAAAATGGATAAATTCAAAGTAAAAGATTTATCATTAGGGGCTAGGATGGACGAGAGGGTGAAAAGGTATATAAAAAGCCCTGAATTTAAAGCAATTAAAAAAAGATGGCAAGCTAGTAATGATGACAGAATGCAACGATTTGTTAGAGAATTTTACACAAGTGTTGAAAAACCTGTAGCTGAAGATAATATTACATTACAAACTCTTAGCCTTCTTTCTGAGCTTATGCCAGATGCACGTTTATATATATCGAATATGTACCGAGAACAACTATTGAAGTTTGGTGCTAGATATATTTCAGAACAAAATTAAATTTAAATCTTTTATTAGGAGATTATTACAACATGGCAATTCCTAACTTAGAAAATGTCGATAAGGAAATGGACATAGAAAATCAAGGTTTTGTTGTTCCAAACAAAGACAGGAATGGTGAAGACAAAGAAGAAGAAGTTCAAGTTGCAAGTCTAGGATTTGTTCCTTCTTCAAATATGGATGATGAAATTGTATCAGATCAAACTGAGATTCCAGTTCCAACTGAAACAGTTGAAAAAAAACCTGTCTCTGCAGAAGTAGTTCAAATTGCTCAAGCAATGACTGAATCTTCTCCTACACAAACAGATGGTGCTGGTGGATTATCTCAACTTGGTATAG